CCCGTAGCCACCACCGCCCTGCCGATATTCGACTTGAGCGATTCCTTGCCCGCCTGCAGCTGCTGGTGACCCTTGAGCTGCAGATCGGCGGCCCGCGCCTCGCGCCCAAGGCGCTGGTACTCGCGACCGAGCTTACCGACCTCGATCCCCTGCTTGCGCAACGAATCCAGGTTGCTGTCCAGCTTGCGCAGCAACTTGTCGGCGCCGGCCGCGCCGCTGTCGTGCGCGCGCTTCCATTCCTCGCGCAGCTTGATGGTTTCGCCAATGGTGCTTTTCAGCACCTTGGCCTTGTTGCCCTTGGCTTCCAGCTTCTGGATGCCGTTTTCGGCGGTCTTGAACGCGGCGCCGAGCGACGACGCGACGGCGCCGCCGATCACCAGCGATAACGCTACCTTGCCTGCCATCGGTTACCCCCTGTGCAAGCTCAATCGGTAAGCCACCAGACCATGTCGGCATAGGACATGGTCATGATTTCAGCGGCCGAGAAATGCAGCTCGGCCGCGAGACGCTTGGCAGCGTGCTTGAGCGACTGGGGATTACAGTTCGTCGTCTTGCACCAGAAAGTTGTAACCGGTGGCTACGCGGTTGTAGTCCTTGTAGGTGAGGCCTTCCAGATCCTTGACGCCGACGTCGGCCAGGGACGCGAACAGGTTCATTTCGCGCTGCGCATCGTCGCCGTCCGAGGTCTGCCCCGCACTGCGAATATCCTTCACAGTCGGCGCGCGCAGGGTGATGGTGGCCTGATCAACACCATTGAGGGTGGTGGTCTTGGACAGGCGGACGGTGACGTTTTCAGCGGTCAGGGTCAGGAACTTCGGGGCTGGCTTGCTCATGAAAGGGTGTCCTTGATTCGGAAAGGGTTGCGAGGGGAAAGGGGGTTACAGGCCGAGGTCGGCGCGCTGACTGGCCAGTTGGTCGGTGCCGTTGATGACACGCTTCATGCCGACCGGGTCAATCTCGTAGATGACCTCGCCGCCGACTTCGAGCTTGTAGTAGGTGACGGCAATGCCGTGCTTCAGCTCGGCCTTGTCGCCGGCCTTCCAGTCGCCCATGTCCAGCTCTTTCAGGGTGCCGCGCAGGGTGACGACGACCGCAAGGGTTTCGCCCTTCTGGATCTTGAACGAGCCTCGGAATACGCCGTTGAAGGCGTTGCCGTCAGCCAGGCCGAAGAACTTGAGCGAGTCCTTGCGCACGCCGGTGGTGGTGAAGTTGGCTTCCATCTTCTCCATACCCACGTCCATCTCAATCGGCATATCCATGCCGCCGGGGCGGTACTCTTCAATCTTGAGGGTGAGCTTGGGCAGGGTCAGGCTGGGCACATCGCCCTGAAAGCTTTTGCCATCCACGAACAGGTTGGTGTTGGCGAGAATTTGGGGAATGAATGCCATGTCGGGGCCTCCTTAAGCGGCAGCGTTAAGCACTTCGGTCAACCACTGGTTGGTGACCTCGACGCGGAAGTTGGGGTTTTCGGCCGGCGGCACGTCGGTGAAACGAATGTTCCAGTACACCTTGCCCTGCTCCAGCTGGCTGGCCGTGTTGAGCACCGGGTCGGCGTAGACCTCGAAGTTGATGATTGCGCCTTGGTTCTTCAGGTCGCGCATGAACGCCTGCAGGCCCTCGGTCACGTCCTTGACGTAGGTCGCGGTGATCGAGCGGTCGACGGCCCACTTGTGGCCGTACAGGATCGCGTCCATGACGATATCCATGGTCCGCACGCGGGTGACGAACGCCCATTTCGCATCGCTGGACAGGGTGCGGTTACCCCACAGGCGATAGCCGTCGTCGCGGATGATGGTCGCGATATTGGCGTTATTGAGCAGGTTGGCCCGGCAGGTGTCGTCGCCGTCCAGGAACTCGACCGAACGGGTGGTGCCGGTGATGCCGACGAACTCCTTGTTGGAAGGCGAGGCCCAGAAACCGTATTCGGTGTCAGTCCAGGCAAACAGGCCTGCCACCCAGGCCGAGCCCGGCTGATCGACGGTGGCATTGGCGGTGGTGTCCCACTGCTGCACACCCGGGTCGACCATGTACAGGCGTTTGGAGCCGAAGTTTTTGGCGTAGGTCGTCGCGGCCTCATCGGTGGTACCGGGGCCGTCGATGATGGCCACGGCGCGCAACTTGCCGGCCAGCGCGTCCATCGCGGTGGCCACCGCCTGGGTGGCACTGTGCTTGGGCGCCACGATCAGCCGCGGCTGGGCGTTGAAACGGCTCTTGCCGTCCAGCAGCGCCTGCAGGCCGGTACGTTTGCCGCTGGCCAGCACGCCACCGATGATCGAGGAGGTTTGCGCGGCCGCGTCGACCGCCTTGGCCACACCGCAGCAGACGATCACCGCCTTGGCGCGGGTGTAGATGGCCTTGCACGCCTTGGTGATCGCCGAGGTTTCACCGAACGCGGCGACCGCCTCGCGCTCGTTGGTGATCAGCACTAGGTCGTTGTACTTGGCCGTGGCGGTACCGCCCTCGGTGAAGGTGTCGACCAAGCCAATGATCGAGGAGGACGGCAGCGCAATGCTGCGCGCCCCGGTGTCGACGTTCGTTACGGTAACGCCGTGAAAGAATCCAGTCATGTGGGCTCCAGATAAGACAAGGGCCGCGCGGGGCGGCCCCGCAGAAACGAAAACGCCCCGATGGACGGGGCGCTCAAGGAAGGCGGGTTGCGGGTCAGGCGTTGCCGACACCGACCACGCTTGCGTTGATCACGGCAATGGCCTCGTCGGCAATAGCTTCGGCCTCGTCATGAGTGGCCGCCTTGAGCGCCTGCTGCTTGGCCTTGAGACGGGCCGCGCGGATGGTGTACAGCGCGCCTTTCCAGGCGGTCGCCTCGGTCAGGATGCTCTCAGCAGCTGCTTGCGGCGAAAGACCGGCAGCATCCACCCAGGCTTGGACGGCGGCAGGTACGTCACCCTCAAAACCAGCCGCCTGGAAGGCCACGGCCTCCTGCTCGGCCAGTTGGTACTCGACAACGCGCAGCGAGTTACCGACCACAGCGGCGCGGGCGTTATCGGCAGCTTCCTCAATCTGCAGGACGGCACACAGTAGCGCAGCTCCAAGGGGCAGTTGTGTGAACTCAAAGCCGTTGTAGTTGTTGCCTTGGTAGGCGATGTTCAAAGATTCTTTGCGCATGATTACCTCAGATGGGATTGGTTTAGAGCTTGGTGATATTGGTGGTCAGCCATGGAAGGGTGTTCGGGTCCTTGCCTGCCGCTACACCGTGGATCAGCGAGCCTTCAAGGGCTGCTGGAATTGTGCAGACCAGCGCGCTCAGAGAGAGACAAGGGAAAGTCGCGCCAACAATCTTCCCGGTGAAAGTGCCACGCAAAGAGAAGACAACGTTGTAAAACTTCACCGCCATAAAGCCGGGCAGTCTGCTGCCACCAGCAAAGATCATCGAGTAGTAAGTGTCTTGCGCCGCCGCTAGGCCCCCGGCCGAATCTGGAAGGGAGACGGTCATATCTGCTAAGTCGACCGAGCCAGTCCGGTTGGCCTGGAACCCGCCAAACCGTTTCATGCCATTGCTAACCAGGAACTCATTGAGAATGAGCTTCCGGGTGTTGGAGTTCTCGGTTTCACCGCGAACCATGACCCTGCGGCCGCCCACCACCAAGCTTTCGGCGAGCGTATAGTCTTCGACCAGAATGATGTCCGCTAACCCGCCATTCGGCGTAGCGGCGATGGCTCGGGCAATGGTTTTGAGTGGGCTATCCGAATTACCAAGCGCATTGTCATCGCCGATCAACTGGTTGACGTAGAACGTTCGCGAGATGGCCGGCGCAGCGGCCACCGCATCGGCGATTGCTTTAGCACTAGAAGTTTTGAAGCTGGTGACGTAGTCGATCAGCGAGGTGACCTTGCTGGAGAGGCCTGCAATTTCAGTTTCGAGACTCATAGGGTCTTATGCTCCGAGGATATGTTGGGTCAGTTGGGTTTGGGTGGAAATGGTGGCTTCGGCAACAGCGATACCCATGCTGCGCAGGCCTTCGTGGTCGACCTCATGCCGGCGCTCAGCCGTGGCCAGGCGCACCTCGCGACGGTCGGCCTGCTCGCTGACCATCTGCAATTGCCGACTCAGCAGCACGATCTGGTCTTGCAAGTCCAGACTGCGCAGTTGCTCGCTCAGCACTGCCTCCACCGAGCGAATGCCGACAGCCAGCGCTCCCTCATGGTCGACCGCATGCCGGTACTCGGCCGTGCCCTGCCGCTCGGTGAGGCTGGCAACCTGGCGTGCCATCTGCTCGGCGGTGCTTTGCTGCTGCCGGGCCAGATCGGTGATCTGGTCTTGCTGCTGCAGGCTGCGCAACTGCTCACCGACCAGGGCACTGGCGATGGCCGCCAATGGCGCCGCCAAAGACAGGTTCAGGCCCGCCGGACTGCTGACGATGGTCACGCTATCCGCCGGCAGTGCCGTCAAGGACAGGTCGTAGGCCAACAGCAAGTCGGTATTGGCCGGCTTGTAGGTCAGAGCGTCAGTCGCATGCGACCAAACCGCCAACAGCGTGCCATCGGCTAACAGAAAGCCGATTTCACGCACCCAGAACGCGGCCGGGCCATCAGCGATGGCGGTGAGGTGAATCAGGCTGTCACTCAGCCGCTCACCGCCAGCAATGGGATACTTGGCCACCTGGGCGCGCAAGCTGGTTTGCTCGTTGGTCGGGGTGTAACCCGACGTACCGAGCGCGATGTGGGTGATCTCGGCAGAAAGCCCTGTACTGGTGGCATTCCAGACTCCAGCCAGGCCTTTCTTGGTGATCACAGGTTGTAAAGGGGTACTCATAAAACAGCCTCCATCGTACCCCGCACGACGATACGGGTACGCAGCGCATTGGCGACCGATACGGTGGCCGCTGCATGGATCGGGACGGGCTGCGCCTGGGCATAACCCCGAGTCACAGCGCGCGCATGGGTAACGCTGGCCACCTGCAGCGTCTGCTCAGAAAGCGGAATAGGCACCATCGGCGATTCCATCGTCTGCCGGTGCAGCCCCCGCGCCTGGGTGGCGTTGGCGAACTGCAGGGCCTGCGCCGAGGGGTCAACCGGAACGGGCGCAGGCTCCACCGTCTTGCGGTGCAGCAGCTGGCCCTGACTGGCTCCGGTAGCCACCAGGCCGTCGTCGAACCGGGCACCGAGCCGGAAGGTGTAGTGGCTGCGCTCGTTCTTCGTCGCATCGACCAGGGCGCGCAAGCGCTCCTCCAGC